TCATCGAGAACGGGGTGAAGCGCCTGCAACCGGCTTTTTGCTGCAACGCGTTCTGTTTCAGGGCGTATCAGCAGTTGCACAAGTTGGAGAATCAGCCATTAACCTAGATCACGCCAAGCAACTACTAGCCAAGCTCGATATCAAGCACCGGGACGAAGGCGTGTCTGTTCCCTTTGTATTGAATCCAAACCAACTGAAATGTCACAACATTGTCAAAGAACACTACAAGAAACACGGCTCAATCAGAGTCGTGGTGCTCAAAGCTCGCCGGGTCGGGATGAGCAGTTACATCGACGGCCTGGCGACGATGCACTGCCTGGCCAAGCCCCAGGCCCACGCTCTGATTGTTGCGCACTTGAAAGACGTTGCCGACAAAGGCTTGTTCCGCGTGCCCCGCGACCTGGCTGTGTCACTGAATGACCGCCTTCCGGGCGCCTGCGACGTCAGGACGCGCAGCATCATCTTCCCGCATACGAAGGGCGCATCGAACCTCGACATCGCAACCGCGGGCTCCGTAGGCGCAGGGCGGGGGCTTACGCTTTCGTTCCTGCATCTTTCAGAAGCGGCCTCTTATCCCGGACAGAAATCATTCCTATCGATTCTCCCCAGTGTGTCGAAGGCCCCCGACACCGTCATCGCCTTGGAATCCACCGCTCAGGGCCGCACCGGAATTGGCGAGACGTTTTACAACTACTGGAACGGTGCCAATGAAACTGGATCGCACTGGAACGGATACACGCCGATTTTCCTTTCGTGGCTGGACGATCCGACATGCCATCGCCCCGCACACGAAGCGGAAGATGCCCCTGCGACCGACCTGGAAAGGGAGCTGATGGGGAAACCGTTCAACGCCTCTCTGTCGCAGATAGCTTGGATGAGAATGGTCCTAGAAGGCGAGTGCGAAGGTTCCGAGTTGATGTTTAATCAGGAATATCCCCACTCCGCACTCGTCGCGTTCGTGGCTACCGGTGACCCCGCATTCACCGCTCCCGAGATCCGTTACGCGATGGGGACGAAGCAAAAGCCTGTAAAGAAGGGACATTTCGAGCGCCAAGGCAAAGGGGCGGCCTTTGTAGACAACGTGCGTGGCAAGGCCTTGATGTACGAGACGGTCAAAGAAAAATGTACCTACTTTGTTGGAGTGGATTGTGCGAGAGGAATGGAGCAAGACAGCGGCCGCGCCACAGGAGACTTCGCGTCGTTCATGGTCTTGAATGGCACTACCGGAGACTTCGCCATGCAATTCAGTGACTGGGTCAATCCGGTGGAAATGGCGAAGCACGTGGACGCTGTTGGGCGTTACTATAACAACGCCATGATGATCGTGGAACTAACCGGCAACTTAGGGTTGTGGTGTCAGCAGGTTCTCCGCGATCAGTATCAATATCCGAATTGGTACATGTGGAAAGGCAAGGACGATAAGACCTGGGGCAAGGGTAAGTCGCCAGCTCTCGGCTGGGAGACGACGGGAAGAACGCGCGACCTGCTACTCTCGACTTTCCGTGGAGCGTTGCACAATGGGATGAAGAATATCCCTGGCGGCCTCCGGGTAAAAGACGAGGAGTTCTGCCGCCAGATGGATCTGATGACGATGAGCACCGGGATGCGATGGGATGTTGAGCACGGTCATGACGATGTCTTCATGGCGGGATGTCTCGCCGTTATCGCGTGCGCTCAGTACCCACCGACGAACATTATCAGCTTTAAGGGCAACACCTTGGACAAAGACAAATCCGGCAATCCCGCACTCAGTAAACTGAAACCGCAAACGGACTTGGCCCATGCGCTGTATCGGGACCAGTTGCAGATATTGAAGCCGGATAAGAAATTTTGCCGAAGCGTGATGCAGCCGTTCTATTAGGAGAATCTATGCCGCCAGTTGACACCACCCCGCAGTCGCAGATCCGGTATTTTAAAAAGCTACTCGCTGCTCTGGTTATTCAGGCTGGTGGAGAACTCCGCATCCCGCAGAAGTTTATCCGGGAGGTTGCATCGGAGACTTCCCCGCAGGGCCTGTTTGAAGATTCCGACACGGCCGCCGATGAACTTGTGCTACGATTCGGCTCGAAGCTCTCCGCTGTGTACACGGTAGAGCCAGAACCATGCGCTTCTCCGACGCCCCGATCACCGACCTCTCCGCAACCATCCCCGCAAGTCGTAGACCCATTGTCCCGCCCGACAGCGGGACGCCCGCCCCTGACCGACGAGAAGCTGGCACAGATGGAGCGGGCGATAATGCAAAGGAGAGCGCGTATTCGCATGAAGCACGCACAAGAGCAGAACAACTCATCCGAGACATCGGAACTGAATTTTCCCGTCTGAGGAAGCAAAACCGGAGTGGAGCGTGGGCTGACCTTGAGGATAAGATAGCGAAGTCCGGAGATGTGATGATTTCGAGTGGAATGATCTCCTCGAAAGACTGGGTAGGGATGCTGATCGACATTGAGCAGTTTCGGAAGGCGGAGACAGGAACAGCGGAGTCTCCGGGGGATGCCTTGGCAAAGTGGCTGTCGGAAGGCGCGGAGGAAAAGCCGAAGCGGACGAAGAAAGTGAAGGTTCAATGAGTCCCCAATTCGTCGGCTACGACGTAGTAACGGAGCGTAAGACTTCTCCTGCTTACAACAACCCCGACAAGGTAGTTACGGACCAACTGAACGAACTGGAGCGTATCTCGCGCACCGAGCGCGACAAGCACCTCGGCAAAGACTACTTCGATGACATCAAAGACTTCTACGACCTGCAAACGGTAGGCTCTGGGTTTGTAAACTCGTTCAAGCCGCAGGTGATGATTCCACAGCTTCAAACCTTGGTACTGAACGAAGCCACCGACATCACCGACGCCTCAATCAAGGTCTACATCACAAACGACGGGAAGCGGGACAACGACCGCGAAAAATACTATCAGGCCAACTGGCGGCAGGGCTGCTACAACAACCGTATTCTGGAATCAATTATCTGGGCCATGCTGACGAATCTGGGTTACCTCCAGATAGGGTTTTCCCCGTCGGCAAGGCGCGGCAAGGGGATGACGTGGATAGAGTCCCGCGATCCAGCCACGGTGAATCCTGACCCGTTCTGTAAGTCCGATTCAAACTGGTCATGGACGCAGTGGTGGGACTGGATGTACATCGATGAAGTCCGGAGACGTTGGCCGGACAAGGGCTGGAAGATCAGGCCGAAACTTTATGCCGGCAGTGCAGACCCCTACGGGCAGATTGACACCACGTTAGATTTCCCGGAATACTCCCCACTGAGCAACCAAGGGAACGAGCCGGAGAAGCGCATCTTCCGGGATAACCGGGTTCGGGTCAGAAGCACATTCCTGTTTGACAACACGAGAGAAAAAGTTGAGTCTTACGCTGGTAGTTCTAGTGAAGCTGCTGGTCTGGTTCATCCTCGTTTCGGGTATAAGTACCCGGACGGGCGGTGGCTCGTAGACTGCGATGACGTGGTTTTAGCGGACGGGAACAACTGGTGTCCGCAGTTGCCTGACGATGAGAGAGGCACGTTTCCGCTCGTCAGGGTGGCCGCTATGCCCACGATAGCGAATTTCTGGGGTCCAGCCCCCATAAACCTCTCGCGGAGCCTGCAGAACCTCGGGGAACGTATCTACACCCAGTTGTTCGAGAACATCGTTCGAATCAATAACGGCGTGATCGTGTTTGAGGAGCGTACGGGTTTAGATCCCAACTCAATCGGCTGGCTGCCGGGTGAAGTTCTGGTTATCAAGAATGGTTCTACTCCTCCGGTGGTGACTCCAATTACTCCCATGCCTCAACACATGATTACCGTGCCGGCGTCCCTGTTTGCGTTGCAAAAGGAATTGCAGGGCTTCTCCGAGGCTCGCCAGGGGCAGTCTGGGGGCGGGAACGTGTCGCCTGACCTATTTGACGCTACGCTGTGGCAGAGTCACTACCAGACTAGATTACGCGGGCGACTGCTGGCTGAATCACTCCAGCGCCTCGCCCAGATTGTGTTCTATACCGACGCGCGGTATAAGAGC